AGCATCCCAGAATTGTATTTGTAGATCATCGTCGTCACCATCATAACTGTATTCCATGGAGATAACATTGGTGCGTTCGAAAGCGGCTCTTGGTACTGTGGTCGTTGCTGATACGATAGTATCATCAGTAGCAGATGAACCATCCATCACAAATTTATAAGACTTATTCCCATTCAAAGGATCAGTAGTATCTATAGAGATTGCACCTGAACCAGTTAATGTCCATGCAGACATATCACTTTCTGTTTCAGCATCCAAGATTAGATAAATATCTTTCTGGTTATCGTCTACTTTCTTCCAGTTGGTAGTAGAACCAGCATCGGCTTTCTTATATAGTTCACCTGAATCGTTTAAATAGATTGAACCTGCTGGTGCATCCGTTGCTGATGTCCCAGGGTTTACACTACCAGAGAGAATATATGCTTGCTCTTTTAGCTTTAGATTGGGCTTTAGTGCTTTTACAAAATTCCCATTAAAAATTGTAGCAGCACCAAAAACCGTATTAGTTAGTAGTGCTAATAAAAATAAAATTATAAATTTTCTCATAGTCTATCCTATAAAATTTACAGCAATTTTACCGGAAGATATTGCACTTCCTTTTTCACTGTATAGTTTAAGTTCTGTTCCTGATGCTATTGCTACTTCTACATCACCACCACCAATGGGTAAATACGCTAGAACCGTTCCTGCACCATTTCTAAGAGACATATACTCTCCGATATCTTCGAAGATCTGGATCTTCTTAACATTCGCTGCCAGGCTGGCTACCACTTGTGTTCCAGTAGTTGCAATGTTTGTAGAATCTGTATCAAGCAATCCTGAATCTAAGAAATCTTTTACCGCTAATGCTGTATTAACAGCATCCTGATCGTTTGCTATCGTTACTGAAAGACTGCCTGCTTTGTTTGCTTGTCCTAAAGCTGCTGGTAGTTTAGCACTTTGTGCTGCCAGTGTTGCTTCTGTAGCTGCGCCACCAAGATCTACAAGATCAACTTGCATCTCATTACCGCTGATTGCATTATCGATGATCTCGACTGCTGTTTTGATAGCATCTATAATTACGTTTTGTTCTGTGGATAATACCACTGGCATTGAACCAGCGCTTGCTTTTGTCCCTAGTGAAGTTAATTTCCCATCAATAGTAGCAAGTGTAGTCTGTGTTGCGAAATCTTTTCCATCCAAAGAAGTAAGCGTTGTTTGCGCTGTTACTTGGTGAGCTGCTGTAGAAGCTCCTGTAGGAAGTGAAATCGTACCAGAAATATTTGTAATGTTTAACGCACTTTGATCGCTGGCAATTACCACTGGTACTGAACCTGCCATGTTGCCTTGTCCTAAAGCTGCAAATTTTGCGTTCAACAATGCAAGCGTTGTTTCTGTGGCGAAGTCTAAGCCTTTGATAGCAGTTAGTTCAACGATTGCATCGTCATCTCTAACCTGTGCTTCCAGGCTGGCATTGACCGCTAAAAGATTTGTACCGTTACCAATCTTCACTGAATCTGGAGAAGCAGCACTATGCGATAATTGTACGTTTAGATCTTCTGAAGTTATATTTATGTTACCAGTAACACCATAAAGTCTAACCGGAATCGGTACTGTATTTGCTGGTGTATCCTGGTCATCTAACACAGTTGTTTCTGTCGTTACTGCACCAGATGTTACATTGATTTTAATAGGTGGACTAATTACTGATGCTAAGGAAGCACCTGTCTCGTCTACCCTTGGTGTAATCGGTCTTAGAATATCGAAAGTATCAGTGTTTGAAATACTACCTGATAGCACTCCTGCAAGCTCGATATTGTCTGCATCGATTACTTCTTTAACACCAATCTCTAATTCATTGATTGCATTAATAGTTGTTTTAAGTCTGATGATGTCACCAACTTTTATATCATGTCCAGTAAGCTTGATTCTGCTATCAGTAGAACCTGTTTCTGCTACTCTATCCGCAGCGCCTACCAAATAAGCGTTCATCGGGGCAGTATCCATTGCAATCTTGGAAGCTCCCTTCTGTGTTACTGTAATAAATTCTTTGCCTAATTTTAAAGTAGTATCGAAATCCTCTACTTTACCTCTGAAAAAATATCCAAAATTTGCCATGTCTCCACTCCTTACTTCGGGTTTCTTAGTACCTGTGTATAAATCTTATCAAATCAACCCTGAAATTAATACTTCTTTTTATGTCTTTTTCCTGTTCCTAGAGCGTCATGCCAAGCCTGGAAGAAATGCTTAGATAGTAGTCCTCCAAGAATAGGGCCTGCTAATGTTTTTGGTGCGTTTCTCTCTAATAGCTGTAATGTCCGTTTGGTATCTTTCTTGTCCCAAAAAACACCTTCCTCAAGATCCACGTTTAGTATAGAAGATCCAAGAACAGCTAAATCAGTCATAACACCTGCTGCCGCAGGCCCAGCAATATCGCCACCTATGGTTTTCCAATTCTTAGTATAATCTGAACCTAGTACATCCATCCATATCATTCCTGCACCGCCCTGTACCATAGACTCAGCTATAACTTTTGCCAAGTCATTAACATTTTCAGGGGTTCTTATCTCTCGTCCCTTCGCTACATCTTTAGCGGCAAGTACCATATATCCAATCATTGTTGTGGATACCATTGTTTGTGCTAATTTCTGCACATTTCCTAGTTCTTTGCCACCTATCTCCAGTGATTTACCTGTGTTTTTTATCGCTGACATAGTGTTAAATAGGGATAAAGTGAAGGACTTGAACTGAAACATATTCATATATAATTGCCCGATAGGCTCATTAGGATTAGCTCTACCCTTTATTTCTTGTATCCATAATCTAGGAGTAGGGGAACCTGTTTCCGCTACTTCATACAAATAGCTAGACACCGCTATAGAGAGATCATCTCTGGCTCCCTCAATCTCATCTTTTGCGAATCCGTACTTTTTGAAAGCGCTATCAGGAAGTTCCTGAATCCCCTCTGGTGTGGTCATATCTACTTTAATATCTCTTCTATCAGCTTGTTCTATACCTTCTTTAATTACACCCCATTTCCTGTTATCTATGCCAAATTTGTCTAACCATTGCTTTGCGCCTTTAGGGAGGTCGTCGAAGGAGTGTTTTGACATTTGTGCTAAATCCCTGGAAGCTCTACTGACTAATGCTTGCTTAGTCGATAAAGCTTGTGTAGGTAATCCTGACATTTTCATACCTAGATCATGTGTTTTATCTAACCACTTAGAGAAGCCTTTTTGTTCGTCCATGAATTTATTAGGCATAGTCTCACCTATTAAATCTTCCATGAACATACCTACTTCCTCTGCCATTTGCATCCTTTGTTTCTTTGATACAAAGAATTTACTTGTATTTGCAACAATCTCACCTGCTGTCGAGAGAAAGTTTTTCTCTGAAATGGCTGTAAGAGTAGCAGCTCCAAAGGGTATATCTGTTCCTGTGGTTATTAGAGCGTTACCTAGTTTTGATAAATTGGTGATCTTTCTCATTACATCACCTGTTTTTGCCCATAAATTCATTTCTGGTCTAGCATCTTCAAAAGATGAAGCTAATTGGAATTGTCTCCGTATTTGCTTCTCCATTTTGCTGTCCCATTTCTGTTCCTTGGAAGCAGCTAGTTCTTTTGCTGCTTGTATAGTCTTTTCAAACCCTGTTTTTGGGTTAGGCCCAAAGTGTCTGGCAGCAGCTACTTGCCCTGCATCCTTTGAAGCAGCTTTGACTATATCCTGGGCGATACTTTCTCCACCCATAGCTTTATAATATTTATGAGCAGATACACCATCTTTGAAATGCACTTTCCTAGATGCTTCAATCCTCTTGGATACTGCATTACTTGTAACTTCAGTTATTTCATCATTTATCTGGAAAAACCCTTTAGCATCTTTATCCATGCGTGACTTCCAAAACATATCTAAATATTCATCCCTTGTGAAATCCCCTGTGTTGACTTTCTCCCAGGCAAATGATTCTATTGCTAACTTCTTCCAGTTTTCTTTCGCTTCTTTTAGGTTTTTACCCATTGCTCGCATACGCTTAGGATCATGTATTGTTCTGACCACATAATCTTTCACATGTCCTAAATTATAGCCTGCTTTTCTCTTAGCTTCATACGCCAAGTTGTTTGATTGTTTAACGGCTTTTGCGAATTTTAAAGCATCTACATCAAGAGCTTTTTCCTCACCATCTATGATATGTCTAAAAACAGCTTCGTTTAATTCTCCTGATTTAGCTCGTTTCAAGAGTCCATCTACTTCATTTAAAGGTTTCATTAAAGGGGCCAATATCCTATCTTTCACCCCCTGGCGTGTCCTGACAATATTACCACTACCCTTGTGGTGCTTCCCTGTCTGTGTTTCCATGAAGGATTTCATCCCTCTTGCCACATCATCAAACTGATCTAAATCAGCGATTCTTTCTTTGGTTAGCTCTATAGTTTTCATTCTCTGACCCTTACCGTATTCAATACGCCTAGTTTCAGTTTCAAGAGTTTCTCTAAGTATAGTAGCTACGTCCTCACCACGAATATTGGCATCATTGATGATCTTTTCAATCTCGTTAGAAAGTACCTCTACATTGAAATGTTCTCTATTCCTGATATTTTTAGCTACTTCCAATAGACATTCTCTGCTCATAAAGTTATTCCTTTACATTTCGCCACTTGTGCGAACACACTTAGGCGTTCTTCTTCTACATCAAACATTTGCTTTGCTTCTACGTCAAGTTCTACCTTTGATTCTTTTACATACTTTTCCATCTCCAAGTCATACTTTGAAGCTTCTACATTAAGGGGAGTTTCCTTGGCTACTTTAGCCATTTCTGCATTGTATCCTAAGTCATTCTCTTCATTCAACATCTCTCGTTTCAAAGATGTGACTGTATCTTTACTAAGTTGAATATCAGCATCTCCATTCATGTACTCAAACTTATTTTCGTCGAATCCATTAGTTGTCGCTGTAGTGACTAAAGCTTTATGTTCTTCAGGAGTCAACTCTCCTAAATTTCTCATTACATCCACAATATCCTCAGAATCCTCTAGGATTTGTGTAGCTTTACTAGGAGCAGCTTCTATAAGCGCAGTTCTGAAATTATCAGGTATTTCTAAATCTTTTGCGATCAACTCATCTGCGTGGTTTAAAATTTTAGCAGGATCTTTACCATTATCTGCGGCTACTTTTGCCAGGTTTGAAACTCTTCCTGGTGCTTTACGTCCTATTTTTCCTAATGTATGTACAAGTGCGCCTGGTGCATGAAATAAGCCTGTCATGGCTACTGTACCAAAGACTACGTTATTTAAAACTTCTTGCGCTGTTATATCAATTTGTTCTTTCTTTGATGCTTCAAAGTTTATAGTTTCAGTTATAGCATTAGCAGTCATATTCTCTGCCATACTGATACCAAATGCTACCTTCGCTGAAGCGCCTACTGCCCTGGCTGCTGCGTTGGCTCCGAATCCTAATGCAGCTCCAATTACTAAATCGGCTGGATCAGACATAGCTCCGGCCATACCACCTATCAGATTGACAGCTTTACCCACCAGGCTTTCTTCTGTACCCCTGGATAAAATATCTTGTCTTATTTCTCTTTCAATTCTTGCATCTTTAATCTTCTGTGCTGCTAACTCTGAAATAGGATTCTTTACATTTACACCAAACAGTTTCAGTGCTTCATCTGGCTCAATCATGTGACCTGTTTTTTCTGCCTCTTCCATATTATTTAATCTGTTCCAGGAGAGAAAGGAACCTTGCTCGAAAGCAGAATCATAAGCTGTATTAAACACTGTTCCTAATGACGGTGTAGGGACATGACTATCTTCCTTGGTGTATTCTATACCTGAAGCACTAAGCATACTTACTCCGATAGCTCTGAAAGCAGGCTAATATCTGTTTTGTTTCTTAGAAACTTTGCCAATTCTTTATTCTTAACCACTTGATCTCGTTTTTTTGCTTTTTCTACAGCTCTATCCGATTTTTTAGTTGTATTCTGCATATTTAAAAGATCTTCATAGCTAAATGTAATTGCTTTTCCTGTTGTTTTATCTGTGTATGGCTGATTTGTGGATTTATTAAAAAGCATCACACCTTTAAAATCTGAAGTAGAAATAAATTCTGCATGATCCTCAATCTCTTCTTGAGTATCACCATACACAGCTTTTCGTAGTACATCTGGCACATATTCTTTCAGACCTTCAAGCCTACCTACAGCACCACCAACATCTACGTTATACTTCCCAACTATATCTTCTGTTTCAAAGAAGCTTTCTATAGCTGTTTCAATTTCTTTTGCTGGAACACCTGCTGCTTGCTCATCAATGACTACATCACCTTTTTCACCATTATAAGGTTTAAATCTATGCGAGAATGTTTTTACAGCTTCCTTCGCTGTCATATCCTCATTAGCATACATTAGCGCTACTGCTTGTTTTCTTATTACATGCGCATTAGCTTTAGCTTCAGCACTGTTTTTAAATCCTCCGGCTCTTGCTACGGAATCAAATAATCCTGATTCTTTATCTAAAGCTGTTTGATGCTTTTGCGTGATGACTGCATTTTTATCTGTGATAGGATTTAAAATGATCCCAGCAATCATGGCACGATCATCAGGAGCCACTGTGCTTAGAGTTCCAAAGGCTTCGTCAATCCCTAGCTCCATCATAGCGCTATGTGAATCATCTCCAAATATATTATCAAGCTGTCCCATAACATCTGCAATTATTTTAGGATCTTTCTGTTGTTTGCCCTGTTTGAATTTACTAATAAAACCTTGTTTTATATTAGGAGGAATGTATTTTTGTCCTGATGTTACTTTGTGGAGAATAAACTTAGACCTCATGTAATCTTTGTATTTCTCATAACTATCGTTATCTTTTATTTGTGATGCCAATAATCTGGCTGTAGGGTCTTTCTGATATAAGTAAGTAGCACCGTCAGTAGCAATTTTCTGTCTGACTTTTGCTTCAAGCTTAGATGCCATAGTTTTATGTAATAGTTTAGTATCCTCTCCTATTAATTCCGGATGTCCTTCTAAATCTAAATCTGCCACCCCTGTCCTAGCTATATTTGTTTCTGTTTTAGAAAGCATAAATTCTGCATTTGCCATATCAGCTTTCTCTACAAGTTTAGGATCTTTGGAGGATAGCCCCTCTATAATAGGTGCAAGTATTCTCTCTTTATGTCCTGGTGTTGCAAAATCCATTGCTCCACTTCTGACCATCTTTGATGCTCTCGATATTCCACTTGAAATCGCTGTCGTGACTTCATTCGCTTCTACTTTCTTGGCTGTCTCAATTCTTTTACTATACCTTGTTTTCTGTTCCGGTGATAAAGTAGCTAAAAGGTTTTCGTTACTATCTTCCCCGTTGAGGAATTTTTCAGCTCTTAGTAAGTCTGCGCCACCATTCTTTAACCCACCTTCTAGGCCATCTATAGCATATTTGTAACCTTCTTTTGCTGTCTTTGCCGCTTCATCTGCACTTAATGTTATTCCTACTTCTTTCTGTAAGTCTTTCATACCTTCTTGAAGTTTTCTATTTGCCATATCGAAATCGGCACTTTCAAAGATTAAGCTCCGATTTTTTTCTATACCAGCGAAAAATTGATCTTTATTGTATTTAGCAGCACCTTTATGTTCTCGACTAAGAAAACCTGCTGTCAATCTAGTTTTACGGTTCTCAAAAGATAGACGGACATCTTCTCTTGATTGCTCATCTGGAGCTTTCTCCAGTTGTTCTTCCATTAATTCATTAATATCATTTATGGCGAAATCAGTTGATCCTTCAAAATCTGTACCACCATAAATAGTTTCATTCTTTGTTTCAATATCCATAACCTTGGCATCCACCAGGGCATCTGATTCTTTCTCGAATTGGTTACGCTTCATCAAAGTTCTTTTCTTTTCTAGCTGACCATATGCTACTGCAATATCCGAAAGACCACCAGCGATTGCTTGCTTACCTCTAGCGATTGCTTGTACTCCCTCTCCCGAAGGTGTAGGCATCCTAGGTACATCTAAGCTTCTTCCTCTTGCTTCACCCATTTGTGGTATCTTTGGCATATCTACTCCTAACTGTGGTAAGCTCCATAAGCTTTTGCTCCACCTGATAATAATGTTCCTACTTGCTGCATCCGTCCACCACGCTCAATATCTCCAGCAAGTCTACTGTCCATATCTGCTCCTGCTTGTAAAGCTTTTGCTTTATACTCTGCTTCTTCTTTTTGTCTGTTTACACCTTCAACAATTTTTGAAAAGGAATCTTCTAGTACATCTAACGCTGATCCTTCCGATGCACTTATACCAGCTTTTGCAAACATGCCTTTTTGTTTCTGTTGGAAAGCTTTGCCTTCTTTAATGAAATCAGCAATATTTGATTCTGCTCGTCTTAATAATTCTACTGATTGCGCTTGCTTCGCTTGCCCACGCATATTGGCAAGTTCGGCTCCAGCTTTTGCTTGCTCTCCTTGCGCATAAGCATTATATACCGAAGTCCCGATATACGCTGCCGCCATCATTGTCATAGGTTCCATGATTCACTCCTAGTCATAAGTTACTCCTCTTAAAAAGATTGAGAGGATCGTACAAGGGTAAGGTAAATCTTGTTTCAAATATATAAAAGAATCTGTATCATTATCACCGTTAAAATATTTAATAATGTCACCGGAAAAAGGTTCCAGGGTTCCCGAAGTATATGGATGACCTGTTATCTCATCACAATCTTCTAAAGTATCTTCATCTCTACCTATTTTTAATCCCAGGGTTTTATATAAACTTATCATTACTCGATCAATTCTTTTTACTAAACCAAAAGAAGAACCAAATTCTCCTCCCCCCTCTGGTCTAAATAATTTCAACTTCCCTTCGTACTTCAAACCATATGTGACTAATGTTCCGGTAGGATATGCTTGGTCTAACGTTATTGCTCCACCAGCTACAGTACAATCAGCATGGAGTAAACCGTCAACAAGTACACCAAGAGTTTCACCTTCCATGTTTGAAATATTTACTGTGTCAGTATCGCTTGCTAAAAGTGTAAAAGCTCCGCTATCAAAATGATTCAAATAATCATCATCACCAGATGCCAACAATGAGCTATGCTCAAAATTACTTCCCATACGCTCAATCTTGTAAACCGTAGCGCTGTTAATCGTCCTAGATACCAAAGCATAAAGATATTCTGTCTTACCACCCACCGCTGGTGTCACTGCGACACTATGTACAAATACATCCGTCCCACCTAGTGTCATTCTGAACCATGCCACCGCTTGCGTTTCTCTACTATAAATACATCCTATCAATGCTCCTAAAGATGTAACAAACCATACACACTTCCTAGAAGCTTGGTATGCCAGTTGCTTTATCTGAATTGTATTAAAAGGAGTAGCATCATCTCCATCGAAAGTATGGGCAATAATTTCAGGGGATAACATAGAAATAGTATTCGATACATATGATCCATTGGCTTCATTATATACAAACTCCCTAGTAGATTTCCCATCTCTTGAAATATACATAGTCATGTTATCTACACCAAGAGCATTACTATCATTTCCACCCTCTGATGTCTGAATCTTATCACTAACACTCAGAGGCCCTAGAATATCATTGTAACCAGAAAGGATATGTTCCTCTCCCATTGTTCCCACTTGAAGCGTTTCTTTTGCTCTCACCCATTGAATAATATTTAATTGATGTCCTCTCACTGGAAAACCAAAAGCATCCGTATTCGCTACTGAACCATAATAATTTAAACCTGAAACATTCGTAGCACTATCCTGTGCTAGTTTTGCACCCATGAACCAGTAAATATTATCTGTTAATGACCCCCAGTAGTAATCAGGATTATTTAATGTACTTAAAAAATATGCTCGCAATTCAAAGAACGTTCCAACTTTAGGCCATCCGTTGTGGTTATCCCAAGATGACTCTCTCCAGTTGTCTGTTGCTGTGTTTGCACCGAAGTCTAATTTAACATTAGCAGAGCATGAATTTACTTCTGTAGTAGCATCATAAATATAAAGGTTTCCTGTATATGCTGCTGTAATATCGATAATGTTAGCTGCTGTAGCAGCAGCAGATGTTTCACAAACACCGAAAGTATCTGCATCAACTTTATAAACATAGTAAACATCTGCGCAACTCTTTATACCACACAAAGGTTCCGGTAACCTGGCAGTACCGCCAAACATGACCTGATCGCCTGTACTATAACCATGTCCCACTAATGTGAAATGATTCGTAGTAGTATTTACTGATGCTACATTTTGCGTTATACCTGCTATCGCTGTTATCTCACAGATCCCTTCAGCTCCAGCATGGTTTAATCTAAACATCTTCCCTATCATCTTAGCTGTAAAATAAGTTGTACTAGATGTTAGTGTAATATTTCCTGTAACAGCACTTGGAGTTAAAGTCATTGCTGAAGTATTAGGAGCTGCATATGGAGTCCGTAGGAACCATACCAAGTTTACAGCAGATAGTAATGTTGAATTAAAGAAATCAATACTGAAATCAGTTGCAGAATTTCTCACCAATAATATAGGAGGCATCAAAGAACTAGTATGTGTAATATACATTACATCATGCTTTTGAAAATATCGAAAACCTTTAGGATCAAGTCTAGGATCTATTGCTTGCCCTATTGAATTCACCCAGGTGACTGTAATAGTTGTACCAGGAGAATCTACATCAAAAATCTCAATAGGTGAAGTCACTCCTGGAAATCTGCCAGCATTGTTTAATTGGATTATATATGCTTCTGTTTTAGAAAAAACAAATGGGAATAATATTCCCCCTTGAAAATCTGTGCCAGGCATCTTTGTGTGCCAAAACCCTGGGCGAAAAGAAGATCCCCCATCAGGTAATGGTACAAAGTTTTCATCTAATGATAAACCATTCTTATATTCTTTTGAATCAACTCTTGTTCTAAGTTTCTGACTTAGTTCACCAGATGAAAGATTATTTTTTACTATCGTAAACTTAGCCATTAAAACCTCACATCAAGCCATTCATCAAATTGAAAGTCCTCTGGTGTTCCTTCCTGAGCGTCAAACGATCTAGTATCTCTTAGAAGTTCTGATATTTCGGCTTTAATATTTTGCCGTAAAGAATTCGATTGTACTAATGGATACGAAAGATCATAAGCAAGCATCCAAGCAAGCAACTCATCGAAGTCCTCTGTAAATTTTGTAGTATCTGTTATCTGTGCAATGTATCTTATTTTGAAAGTTGAATCATTACATACTAATAACTCTCCTTCAATCGCATACTCATCATCTGAATACTCACTAGATACTGCCCTTAAATAATTTGTCGGTAATACATATTGATAGTCCCAACCAAAAGCAGGTATATATCTTATTGTATGTGTTCCACCACCTGCCGCTGCGGTAATGTCTATCACTGTTCCAGCGATTGCATTATCATAACTTGTCGCTAGTTTAAAATTATCCGCATCAACTTTTATAAAATAATAATCTGTACTTTCTGAAAGTCCTGTAGGTAAAGCTATCGTTGTAGAAAGCTGGCATTTATCACCTGTGGTTCTTCCATGGGCGACTTCACTAATGCTATCAGTTCCTACTGTTACATCTCCATCCACAAACGTATCTTGATCTGATGCTAAGATTGCTCTTTTTAAAGCAAAGTTCCATGGATGAGATTTTAAAACTTTATCTCTCACTTTTGGATATAACAAATTACAAAGATTAGCTCGTTTGTTCGAATCAGAAATCAAAGTTATTTCTGGTGCGCCTACTTTTGCTAACGCTGAATTACAGATAGATTCTACTGTAGCTGCCATAGGATCTCCAGGAGAAGAAAGAGGGCTTTCGCCCCCTCATTAATTAATCTAAAACGTATTCAACTTCTAATTTAAAAGAGTTACCAGTTGAAGCATTAGAAACTTCTGTAATCACCATAACGATGGTGGTTTCTTCAGCAAATTTCTTATTATAACCAGTAGCAGTTCCAAGAAGTTTGGCATCGATGTCAGCATTACCGAAATCGGTTTCCGCTACTGCGAAAAGTCCGTTATCATCAGCAGCATCATCACCATTATCTTCCCAACCAATTTTACAAATACCAGAAGTCGCATCATCAGTAGCAATAAATCTTGCATTAACAACTCTGGCCCCTTTGGGTAATTTCATAAAATAAACTGTATCGCCTATAGTATCAAATTCAGTAGCCGCAGGAAGGGTATAAACTGAATAAGCTCTACGAACACGACCATGCTGCAAAGTCACATCTAATTTCTCAGATGGTACAGTTACATGGGCGGCTGTATATTCAGTGGAATAAAAAGTTTCAATTGCCATATTTACCTCGCTTTAAAGGGAGTATTTCTACTCCCTGATTTATTATTCAGAACAAATTACTTCAAGCACCTTAGCTTCTTCCATCCGTACAGCACCGATACTCATACGAGCATATACTTGCTTCGCATAAGACTTGTCATCTCTTTCAGAGATTCGTCCTACAATATCTGCACCTACTGAAAGTAGCATCCCATCCTGCGCCCATGCAATACAACGTCTGGAATTAGCTGCTGTAATGGTTCCAGTACCAGAACCAACAACACCAGAAGTTTTATTGTAAGTCACATTAGAAGCACTTCTAGGAAGTCTTTCTGTTCTTGTGAAATTGAATCCCATAAAGGTATTAACTTCACCCATTACCAGGGCTTTAATTGAAGCATAGTCTGAACTAGTCACTTCAGTTTCGCCAAGGAGAGACTGTAATTGAGAAGAAGTATAAGCGAAATTTCGCTTAATAGCTTCATCAACATCATTCCCATCAAAATACGCTTTAGCTGCTCTAAGAGTTCTAACATTCAGATTTACACCTGTAGTTGTTGAACCATCGTGAGCTGCTAATTTTTCACTATTACTCATAGTAACAGCAGTTCCACCTTCTTCACCAGCATAAGCTGTTCCTAAAGCGGCTGTGATGATTTCATCATCCATTGCTCTACCCATTGCCCACATAGCGGACTGAGCATATTGAGACTCAGGAGAAATCAACATTCTGATTTTATCTTCATTATCAATCATGTCTGCCCACTCATAATCACTCAACGTAACTCTACGTCTTGAGTGAGGAGTATCCATTCTAGGAGTATCAGCATGACGACTAACTTTTTTCTGAGCTGTTACGGTTCCAATACGATCATAAAAAGCACTCTTACCTTTTTGGCTTTCTTGACGTACTAGACCTTTTAATCTTGTACCTTTTTGTTGTGAAAGATGAAAAACATTTGCACTGAATTGTTTTACTCGTGCTTCTGTGATTTGCGTTGACATATTTACCTCCGTCAAAAACATTAATAAAAATAATACTTTTTGCCGAAGAAATTATCCGATAAAGGGTTTCCTCTGATGAGTCTCAAAAGGGGTCTGAGAAGATTATCCCGACTACATTTAACTCATTTTAAAGCAATGTAGCCAGGAATGTCAAATATTAACTGTTTAAAATTTCATTTAATTTAAGCATTTCTTCCACAGCTTTTGTGTGGTTTGGATGCTGGGAGTTAAGATAAGCTCCTTCTCTGTCTGCAAACATCTCGCCAATCTTCTTTTCAGCAGCATCTTTGGTGACTCCAAAGTTACCATGCGCTTCTTTATCAAAAGTATCCTCACTGAAAGCTTTACCTATCTTATTGAAAAGCTTAACTAATCCAATATTCTGAGTAAAACCAGACTCTTTCAATGCTTCCATCTCTTCTGGAGTAGCAAATTCCTCTAATGCCCTGTCAGCAAGCTTTAATTCAGTATCAAACCCACTTCCCCATTCTTTCTTGAGGCCTGACAATTCTTGCTCATACTTCTCTTTAACACCAGTTGAATAAGCATCTTGCATTGTTTGTGCTTTCTGCTGATTCCAGTTGAAAAGCTCTTGTGCTTGCTTAGGTAATAATCCTGCCTTATGTGCTGTGGCTTTGAACTCTTTTAGAAATTCCTCTTCAACCTTATGCTCATTAGTATTAATTTCATACTTATCTAGCTCTGGTCTACCAAGTTTGTTATACAATCCGTTCCATTCATCATCTGTAGCGTTTTTACCAGGGATTGCAAACTTCTCAGTTCCCATTTTTCTCTGTGCATGGACATATGATTTCATTAAATTAGCATAATTGATCTTATTTTCCTGGACAAATACCTTTAAAGATGGATCACCTTTAATATCATCCTCAAGTCCTTCAGGAAATTCAATGTTTCCTTCGCCTTCTCCTGAACCGCTTCCTTCGCCCTCACCGGAACCTTCTCCTGAACCACTTCCTTCGCCCTCACCGGAACCACCGCCACCGCCTTCATCATCTAAAAATGCCATTTGTAAAGGGTAAAAATTTCCATCAATCCACATAGTCTAACTCCTCTTGCTCACGTTTTTGTATTTCTTCATAAAGCTTAGTTGTATCTTGCTTCATCAAAGTTAAAATATAATTTACCAGGTTTCTTTCGCCTTCTCTAAAAATAACTTCATGGGGATCTCCTGTAAAAGAAGAATGGAAGTAATGACCTTGTTTCATTAAATCAAAAAGAACACGTTTCCCCTCTGGTGACGAAAAAACTTTCTTGTAATCATTGATTACATCAATTTTCTTAAACATTTTTTTGAACATTATTTACCTGCTTGTGCCATCTTGTTTACGGTTTCTGCTTCATTCATTTGCTCTTGTTGATCCATTGCAGTCTGCTCTCTTTCTTGTCTTGCGCCTCTAAGTTCTTTAACTTCTTTATCACTTCTAAAAATTTCTTCAGGCACATTAAAAATATTTGCTGAATGCTTCAATACCGCATCACCATTGATGTTATCAAGTATCGTTGGATCAGCTTGCATTAATGGCATCACAACATTTAAAGATCGTGTAATGTTTTCTGCTTCAGAACTACGTTGCGCTCTAGCAATCATAGAAGAGTATTTAATACTTAAATCTCTGCCTTGTAGTTCTCCAGGGATTGCTCCAAACTCTTTTCTTCTGAGCATGATTGCAAAAGTTCTATCAATAATTGGTTTCAATAATTCGTGATGTAAGCGACCAAGGATAGGGCCTAACATTCGAAGTTGCTCTTCAGTCCGTTGCATGACCTCCGTTGCAGTCATCTGAGGCCCATCTTTTAACTGAAGCTGGTCAATAAAAAATGCTTGTCTAATCCTAATACGAACATCTTCCATTACCTGTATTCCAATGTCAGGCCGCCCCCCTGTCATCATAGGCTCTATCCTATCCTTGGAACCAGCCCTATAATAATTCGTTCCACCAGGAACGGTGCGGATCGGTAGTACCATACCATCATCAGGAACTTGTAAAGGAGGATCTACTATTTTCTGCGCTCCACGAATGGTAGTTTTCATCATAGTATTAATCATTTTAATATCGCCAAGTGCTTTCATACCAGGAGAACGACCATACGTTTCACCTGAGATCTTAGTCCACCTGGGGATTGCATAAGGGAATTCATCAAAGCCAGATTCAGAAAGAAGTTTCTTTTTGTCCTGCCAGATATAATAACTAGCAAAAGGCTTATGCTTACCGCCCTTCTTATCTGTATCAAATTCTTTTCTTGGTTTGATGATGTGAAGTACATCATGCTCACTGTAAAAATCTTTTTCTAGAATACTTTTATCTTCTTCTGTAAAAGCATCTTTACCAAATTTATCCAGCATCTTCTTCCCAGAATATTTAACAAGTCTAAACATAGTATCAATTTCACCATAGTGATTTTCTGCTAAGTACATTTCATTAACAGGTCTAGAACTAAAGTGTATCAATTTTGCATCATTTCTTTCTTCCATTCTTAATGGTGCTGTTCCTAAAGAACCAAGATCAAGATATGATTCATGTACCTCAGTTTGGAAATTGGAAATATCATTCAAAACTTGGTGCATAAGATGTACTGCATTTTGTAAAAATAATCTGATTTCTCTTTTGCTATCTACCATAGGATCACCTGAAGATAATCCAAACCAGGAAATCGCAGGATTCGTCAACATCCCATGTAGAGCACTTGCCAGGAGTTCATTCGCATGTACCGCAGTACAATCATAAACTTCACCTTGCTTCTTTTCACCCTTCGTGCGTGACATATAAATATCATTCTTTCTTGGTATCACATAATCAGAAACATCTTTCCAATGCGAATCCCAATTAGTTCTACCCGACACAAGTTGGTCATAGCTCTTCAAACAATGTTCTACAATAGGATCAATCATTTTATTACCTCAAAAAACCACTACCACCAGCTAGAAGAGTTTGTGATCTCCCTGGTTGACGTAACTTTTCATATATAGATTCTTTACGTTTAATGAAAGCATCATAGATAGCAGCAACCTCGCTCGCTGACTTACCTGTCATTTCTCCCTTAGGCCCTTTAAGTAGATTACCCATAGGATCTCTAGTTTGGAAAATTGATTGCACTCCTATGTCAGCAGAAGTATTACCAGCTAAATGAGAACCTTTTCTAATCATAGATTCAATATCAGAGGATAAAAACCCTTTTTTCTTGTGCTCTTCAAGTTGTCCAGTTGCACCTACTTTATATCCTTCTCCCGAAGGTAATGTGATTTGTACTGCCATGTTAATATCCTCCTAACTCATCATAATCTGAATCAGCACTTCTTGGCAAATTTTTTCCAAAGTCTCCCTCAAATTCTTCACTACCTCTACTATCTAACGCACTATACCCAAATGAGTCAGCTCCATGACTCGCCCAGTCATGTTTTGGCTTGTCCTTAAACATATTAGCTTTCGAATCCCACTCTCTTTGGTACGATTCAAGACACTCCAAACCTTTTTTACACTTAAGGGCATCAAAATAGCTAATAGCGATACGTTGCCTACTTGCATGAATCCTATCCCCCACATTTTGCCTTTCCTGAACTTCAACACGCTTTAATCCCATCTTACGCATACCCTCAATTCGAGTAGTACCAGAAATTAGCTCCCTCACATTCGCATCGTGAGGTACAACATGCTTACCATAAGCATAAGGCTTAATATTCAAAACTTTAATATAATGGGCAAGACCCTCTCCATCATTCTCATAATAATCAATATAGAACCACTTACCGTCAATAAATTGACGGAACCAAAGCGTCATATCATCAGAAATCCCCAAATCCCAGAAAGTATCCACCGGATATGACGGATTCCAAGGAAAACTACCAAGGCGCTCATCCTTCCTAGCTTGATCCAATGCCTTACCATAGTAAGCACCACGCAAAGTAGCGGTAAACGAACATTCCAATTCCTGCTGGTACTCATGATCTTCCATATCCAGCTTCATATCCAAAAGCTCTTTAGCAGATAATACACCACTCTCCGATGCCTTAATTACTGCTGTAAACCATCCAGGGTTATCCTGCGCTTTACGATAACGATCATAAAAATGGTTCTTTCCGGCCGGAGTTCCGATAAAGATTGCCCATCCAATACGATCAGAAAGAGCAGGTCTAATGATCTCTGCCCACACTATTGGATTCATCTGAGCATATTCATCTAACACAGCACCATCTAGATAAATCCCTCTCAAAGCATCAGGATTATCCGCACCAAGGAGGAAATACTTGATCTTATCTTCACCACGATTAATAGTAATCATAAGTTCAGATTTATTTACTTCCCTTCCTGGTATATTTTTAGTATAATCTAGCAAATATTCCCAGACAATCATCTTAGCTTGACGGTAAGTTGGAGCTAGGTATGCCAGTTGGGGATTATGCTGCTTACATTTAAGTCCTTTATCAATCAATTCATTTATAGCTAGGACAGTCTTACCGTATCTCCTATGTAAAACCAATACGTTAAAGCGTTTTAGCTTCTTATGAAGCTTCGCCTGCCCTGGTCTAGCAACATAACCTGTGGCTATTTTAACTATTTTATCTTTCATTTCTTACTTGACTTCCCATCAATCTCTCTAAGTAGCTGACTTCGCTCACCTTTCGCTTTGTCAAGATCTTTCTTCATCTTTTTGCCAAGTTTTATAGCTACTTCCAAGCGCCTAAAAAGTTCTTTATTCTCTTCCGACCATCCCTTGATCTCCTTGCTCTGCTCCTCTATCACAATCTTCAGATCCCTGATCTCCACTTCCAGGTTGCTCTCCATCTTCGGCTGTCGATTCATAGTGAACCCTGTCGTCCCTAATACTCTGTTTTTCAAACTCATTCTGACCTCCAATCCCTGTATCTATTACAAATTTAATAGGTTGCTTCTCATCCCCAGAGTGCTTCAGCTTGTTACCAAAACGATCTGGGTCATTCACCCCTGCCAAATATTTAAGTTTATCAAATTTAAGCTTCGCAGCAGGTACATCATCCTTATCCAAAAGCTCATCCACCTCGTCCATTATCGTATCGTGCATGATCTCCGCTCGCATCACCCTCGCTTTATCATAAGCAGCTCCAAAATCATTATCCTGTGACCTCCAGCGAGCAATCGCAGAATAAGTAGGCATACCAGACATCTTACATATCTTCACCAGAGAGTTCCCCTCCGCTATCAACTCACAAATTAACTCTCCCCATTTAGGCGTATATTTCCAGATGCGCCTGACAAGCGTTGTCGTTAGATCTAAGACGTTTCCCTCAATACCCTGCTCAGGTGTCGCAGATGTAGCCACCACTAGTCCAGAGACTACGTTGATACACTCCAGAGTGCCCTCTTTCGTTCTACGATAAAAATGCTCGGCTTCAAAATCTCGGTGCTTGATCTGGGCTTCTGTCAATTGTTTCTTTGCGTCATCCATCCAGGTATCCTATTCGATGTATTTGGCATTGTAAAGGCGCAGGTTACTTATTATTTAAACGCCAGAAATAGGGCTTAAATCGATTCTAAGGTTCAGGGGTAGGGTAACCAGGGGTAAGGCGTTTAAATGTTCAGGAGTAGGCATATTGTAGGAGATATGAGCAGAGAATCGATGTTACGAGGAGAGTAGTCCCAGGGTTTTGAAGAAAAGGAAGAAAAAGGGGATAATCCCTCCAGAAAATAACAATTATCCCTGGTAAATGTTTAGTGTTTAGTGAGGCTTTCGTTCAGGTAGCAAGGTGCTTTCGTTAAAGCAAGCAGTTATATTTGGTTTTTTTGAATTGTGGGGAGCGTGACCCCTCACTAAGAACGAAGGTTCAAGAACTTTGCCCCCTACCCCTTCAATCGCACACACAACGCTTCAATGCTGTCCTGGTAACAGCATCACGAGCCTATCATCATACTACTGAAGTCAGTGAAACCCTGACCAGCCTATCATTCATCCCTCAACATACACATTATAATGATGCGCTGCCTACATAACACAGCATCATGCTACATAGTATCACACACTTAGGTACGATTCACCCTTGATTCAGGGTATGTCAACACAAGGGGTATTGAGCCAGGATGCCTTAGAATCAATCCTCAAGAGCCATATACACCAGGGATAGTACACATCAAGGCGTTTGGTGCT